GGCCCTATGAGCGTAGCCTACACGCCCGCCGTCATCGCCTGGCATCAGCTCTACCTGCTGGCGTATGATGAGGACCAATGCTACCGGCTGGCCCTGGTCCTCATCGCGCGGCACATGACCGACCTGCGCAGCCAGCAGCGGCGCGGCGAGGCACTGGCGTGGTTCGAGGGCGGGGAATGCAGGCAATGGTGCGAGAGTGCGGGGATTAGCCTGGCGCGGGTGTTCGAGCGAGTGGAGGAGGAGATGGAACGGGGGACGGTGAATTTCAACCGCCGCAAGGTTGCTGAAAGTGGCTGAAACTATCTGACTAGAACATAATATCGTAGAATTAATGTACCAAACGATATTTAATAAGGCGGGCGACAATATGGACCCTTTGGCAATCCTGGCTATCCTGCTGGTCATTGCGTTTCTCGTTGAGACGCTGACCGAGTTTTTATTCGCGCCATTCTTTGACAAGATCACGGCGCTGACACCCTTCAAGTGGACGCAGATGTACATTGCGCTGATCGTCGGCGTAGTGGGGGCGGGGCTGTACCACTTCGACATTATCTTTTTGCTGGGGCTGTATCTGGGCCAACCCATCCCTGTCACCTGGTACGGGGTGATGCTGACCGGGCTGGCGATTGGCAAGGGGAGTAATTATCTCCACGATGCCATTACCAAATTCCTGCAGCCGAAGCCGGGACTGCCAGAATGAACCCGGACCCGCTCGCCATTGGCGCATTGATCATTTCGGCCCTGGTCTGGTGGAGCAACCGCCAGGGCATGAAGGCCGCGGCAAAGAAGGACGACGTGGACGCGCTGCGCGGTATCATCGCTGAGCTCAAGGACTACATCACTGAACTGGAAGCCGACAAGGAAGACATTCAGGCGTGGGCGGAGAAGCTGGTCTGCCAGGTCAAGGAGGCTGGGCTTGTGCCGGCGCGTTTCGAGCGGGCCACCCGGCCGAAGGTCAAGGCACAAGAATGAACCTGGTCGCGCTCCTGCTCTCGCGCTACCTGATCGAACAGGCCGAGAGCCGTGACTCCATGGCGGTCAATTTTACGTGGAGCTGGATTGAGAAGAATTATAGGGTGATATGGCAGAGAAAAAAGTAAAGCCGGTTGCCGCCGAATATACCGCCGAGGTGAGACAGGTCAAGTCGATGGTTGACCATTCGTACAATGTCACCCTCAACTTTGGCGAGGATGCGCTTCCGGTGGTGCAAAGGCTAATGGAGTGTATCGGGCTGGAAGTGACGGGAACGATGATCTTTCCTGATAACAGGTAATTGACGGAAACATGGCCGAACGCGATGAACACGGACGATTTGTCAAGGGCAGCACCGGCAACCCCCGCGGGCGGCTGCCAAAAGATCGGGAAATCAAATTCTACGATCTTACTTCGTCGTCCGTGACTACGGATGAATGGCAGAAGATTGTCGGCAAGGCCAAAGAACAAGCCATGCGCGGCGATCCAATTGCCCGCAAGTGGTTGGGGGATTATCTGATTGGTCAGGCGGTTTCGCGCATAGAAAACGAAAAGCAGAACATCGCGGTTCTTGAAAGCGCTGAGCCAAAACCGTATGAGATTCCCATTCATGTAATTGCTCCGTCCTTCATGGACGTGTACGATGATATTCATGATCACCTACACACGGAATACTTGCTATTCGGGGGCCGCGGTTCAACGAAGTCGAGTTTTATCAGTCTGATATTTATTTGGTTGATAAAGAATTATCCTGACATGCACCTCCTGGCCGTCAGACAGGTAAAAGACACACTTAGGGATAGCGTTTATGCTCAAATCCAATGGGCTATCAACGTGCTCGGCTTTGAGGATGAATTCAAGTGCACAACATCCCCGCTTGAAATTACATATTTGTCGACCGGGCAGCATATCTATTTCCGTGGCGCAGACGAACCAGGGAAGCTCAAAAGTATCAAGCCTCCGTTCGGTGCAATCGGGGGATTGTGGATCGAGGAACTCGACCAACTGCATGGAGCCGCGGCTGTTCGCAAAATTGAGCAGAGCGCTATTCGCGGCACAAATGTTGCCTATATCTTCAAATCGTTCAATCCCCCACCAACGGCTGCTAATTGGGCCAACAAATACACCAAGATACCAAAATCTACTCAATACCAGCATTTCAGTACCTACTTGGACTTGGGAAAGCGTGTTCGGTGGCTGGGGGAAGTGTTTGTTCAGGAAGCCGAACACCTCAAGAATATCAATCCGACCGCTTATAACCACGAGTATTTAGGCGTTCCATCGGAGAGCGGCGGAACGATATTTATGAACCTAAATATTCGCGCCATTGCAGACGATGAAATAATGGGGTTTGATCACATCTTCTATGGTCTGGATTGGGGTTTTGCTCTTGATCCTCTGCATTGGGTCAAACTGCATTATGACGCGAAAAAAGAAACTATTTATGTCTTTGATGAATTTCGAGCGCGCAGCATGGGAAACCGCGAGTTATACAATCATTTGGTCACGAAAGGAATGAACCCTGAGCACCTTTTGATCGCAGACAGCGCCGAACCCAAGAGTATTGCAGACCTGCGAGAATACGGTTTGACTTGTCGCGGTTCAGAAAAAGGGCCTGACAGTGTTCGGTATTCAATTCGCTGGTTGCAAAACCGCGCGAAGATCGTTGTAGATAATACGCGTTGCCCCTATCTGGCTCAAGAAATGATGGATTATGAATACGAGCAGGACAAGGACGGTGAGTTTATTTCTGAATATCCCGATGCAAATAATCACGGCATCGACGCTATCCGCTACGCGTTGAATTTAGTGTGGAAAAGGCGGGGCCAATGAGCATTCTATGGTATAATAGAACATATAATCAAACAAATGTACCCGCGATGTTTCAGCATCCGGGTACGCGACCAAAGCACGTGCGAGGTACTTTGATGAGAGATATTATAAGTGGTATTTATGCCATTGTAAACACAATCAATGGTCATCAATATATTGGCTCCGCTGTCAATATTTCCCGAAGAATAACCCGACACAAAACAGAATTACGCAACGGAGAACACCACTCCCGCCACTTGCAGAACGCCTGGAACAAATATGGCGAATCTGCCTTTTCGTTTTCCATTCTAAAAGAAGTTGATAAAGAGAATTTGATTATCAACGAGCAAGAGTTCATTGATAGGATTCGGCCCGAATACAATGTTTCCCCTACGGCGGGGAGTAGGTTCGGCTGCGTTCATCAAGAATCGACTAAGCGAAAAATCAGCAATAGTCACATGGGGTTGCGCCCGTCCGAAGAAACACGCCAAAAGCTAGTTACTTCTCATACCGGGTATGAAATTAGCGAAGAAACAAAGCGCAAAATGAGCGAAGCGACTAAAGGGAAATACCGGGGATGGGCCGACAAAACTATCTTCCAATATTCGAGAGAGGGGGAATTGCTGATGCAATTTGAAAGCATTATGGACGCACAGCGAGCAACCAGCATCCATAATCAGTCTATTGTTAGGTGCGCAAGGGGCAAGCGTCCCACAGCAGGCGGTTTTATCTGGCGATATGCCGAGGTGAACCAATAATGGCGAAGCTCTACAACGCGGCGCGCATGACCACAACCACGACCGGAACGGGTACGCTGACCTTTGGCTCAGTCGTTTCGGGCTATATCAGTTTTGCTCAAGCAGGCCTGCAGGACGGGGACAAAGTCTCTTATGCCATCATCGACGGCGCAGCGATTGAGATTGGCCGGGGCATCTACTCCATCAATGGGCCCAGTCTGACAAGAACCGTTGTTCAGTCGACAAACGGCAACGCGCCGCTGGTCCTGACAGGCAATGCCGAGGTCTATATCACCGAGGTTGGCGGTGGGGGAACGCAGCAGGTCACCAATTCAACCGGCGACCAGGTGCAGGAAGGGCCGGGGATTGATGTGGTTCGGGAAAGCAATACCGTCACGGTGGGGCTGGGCGGGGATTCGATCCTGCTGTACCATGCGGATGGGAGTCCGGTTAGTGAATATGAATTTACCGAGGCCGGGCTGATCGCGGCATTGGCAGCCGCGACAACGGGTGACGCCGTTATACTGCCAGCTGGTACGATCTCCCTGACCCAAAATGAGACTTATATCCCTGGAGACGTGCTCGCAACCGGAACGGTGCAAGCGGGCACTGAACCAGGGGAAATTATCAGCGGCCTGACAGTAGGGAATTTCTACTGTATCGAGGGAGCGGGCGGTCCCTGGTATGCGGGTCATAATTCTCCTCCCGGGCCCTATCATGCCTTTATTGTGAGCAATGACGGTGGCAATACCTGGGAAGGCGCCTTCGGGGATTACGCCGATGACGTGGTCCGTCTTGATAATCATCTCTGGGTGGATTATGCCGAAGCCATAGACGAACATTATGCAAGAATTTATTGGCAGGCTTCCACTACAAGCATTGTTTATCGTGTGGGGGATGCGAATAAAGTGAATGACGCATCGTACACGGGGCACATGGATTACGTTCTTCGGGAAGCCTCGCAAGGTTCGACATCCATCACAATTCCTACAGGAGTTGAGCTAATCGGGTTGGGGGAAAACAGCGTTCTGGATGGAGCCGTCATAAATAATGGGGTGATGACGAACCTGACGGTAACCGGGATGGTTTCAGGGACCAGCAACCTGCGATTGGTCTATAATCTAGAAAATTTGCGATTTACCCAAATCATCAATTTGGGCGGGAAAAAGGCGATTAATCTTGCCGACCCAACCGCTCCCCAGGATGCCGCGACTAAAAAGTATGTGGATGGCAACCTGGGCGGCAGCTCTACCCTTGGGCTGTTCAACGTCAAAAACTATGACGCTAAAGGCGATGGCACGACCGACGACACCACCGCGATCCAGGCCGCCATCGATGCCGCGCACGTTGAAGGTGGTGTAGTCTGGCTGCCCGCTGGAACCTACATGAGCGGGCAGCTCACCCTTTACGGCAACGTGTCGATGATCGGCGCGAACCGGGCGGCCACGACCATCAAGTCAAACGCCGCCGAGTCCCTGCTATACCTTCATTACCCAAACGGAGGCGGGGGCGATGGAGTCATATCTGATTTGACCCTGCACGGCAATTCGCTCGGCACCATCGGCCTGGACGTGTTCGGCGTCTGGAAATTGACCGTACAGCGAGTAACGATTTTGTATTTCACGCAGCGCGGTATTTCGATGGTCGGATCACTGGTCAGTTGGATTTATGACACTTCCCTGCTTTTCAACACGATCGGTTTCTACGCCGATAAAGGCACCGTGAACGGCGGGGAAATGTCCGCCAATTTCATTCACCTCGTCAATTGCGGGATGAACTGGAACTCGAGCTGGGCGATCCATTGGTCTGGCGGAAATATGCTCGACCTTACCCACTGCGACATTGAAGGGAATGGCACAAACGGAAACGCTTCAACCGGCGCGGTGTATATTGCCCCGGAATACAAAGGGATTGGGGCGATGATTTCCAATTCCTGGTTTGAGGGAAATTACGGAAAGGCGGCGGTGCTGGTTGACACACCAGACAACGCGGATGTCTACACCTCGATCCAAAACGTAGAATTTACGCTCAACACTGCCACCTACGGGGTCTACGTGGAAGGGACGGTCCGTGCCAACAAGGTGTTTTGCTCGGTTTGCTATTTTTATAATGACCAAAGCGGCGGCGATTTTTACGCCAACGGCGCGAATGCGACCATTTACCTGAACAATGCCGTCGGGACGACCGGGGGCAGCGGGACCATTGTCACGGGCGGCGGGGCTGGACATGATGCCGTGACGGTCAGCGACACCGACACGATCGATCTCAGCCTGAGCGGACAGCAAATCAGCGCCGATCTAAAAAATACGACCGTCACCCCGGGCAGCTACACCAACGCCAATATCACGGTAGACGCTCAGGGGCGAGTAACGGTAGCCAGTAGTAGCAGTAGCACGGGCGGCGGAGGGGAAATCTTGATTGAGGATGGCGCATCAGCTCCTCCGGTAATGTTGACCAACGAATCTCAAGACGACTTTTTGTATGGAGTCTAAATGACAAAAGCATCTGACAATCCATTTCCAAGCATTTTGGTGGCCGAGCAAGGCAGCGCCCCGGCTACCCCTGCCAGCGGCTATGGCCGGATTTACTGCAAATCAGACGGACTGTATTTTATCGGGGATGACGGGGTCGAAGTTGGACCGCTGGTCGCTGGCGGAGGCGGGGGCGGCGGTTATACCCAGGGCTGCAAGGCCACCAATACTGCTGATCACGCAATCAGCGCAACGAGTTGGACATTACTGAACTTTAATTCTGAATTGTGGGATACTGACGCAATCCACGACAACTCGACCAATCCGAGCCGGTTTACATGCAAAACAGCTGGAAAATATTTGGTTTTTTTCCACGGAATGGTAAATCTCGCCATAAATACGAAATATCAAATCGACATTTTTGTCAATAATGTTTCTGTTGAAAGTAATGGCATGATCCCCGGCAACAATGGCTACCAGGACATTTCGGTGAACACGATTTTAGATTTGGCCCAGGATGATTATGTCGAATTTAAAGCATACTTTGGCAACTCAACAACAATTTACGGTTCTTGGGGATCTGGCAATTATAACGGCGGCATCCAACGGATTGGGTAGAAGACCGGGAAATGATCAATAAGAAGACCATCCTCATCGACCTTTCCTCTTATCAGCGCTACTACCGGCTGAATTTCGCCGCCTGGGTAGACGCCGGGATTGATGCCAACATTGCCAACATTGCCAACATCACTACTGCCAATATCACGCAGATCAATGCGCGGCTGGCGGGCATCCGGCAGGCGCTAAAACTCGCGGCGGGGGCGATCCTGACCATGCGGGATTTATTTATTCTGGCGGCGAAGTTGCTGATATATA